ATTGAATTGCCATTGATGTTATACTATCATAATTTTCAAATAAATAAGATCTTAAATTGCCACCAAAATCTTCATGAAATACCTTTTCGCCTTTATTTGTCAATAAAATATTTAGGACAGATTGTTTTACTGCCTGAACATCTTTTTTCAATACCATATCACTAGAGGATGGTGTTATCCTAAATTTAGAATCTATATCAGAGTATTGTATAACTCTTGAATTTATTATTGAATTTATTGCCATATGTTTATTTATACTACTATTTAGTTAATAATGCTTGTTTTCGAGCACGATTTCCTGCTGGGGCAAGTCCTGCCCTCGATGCTTTAATAGTCGCATCATCTGCAGCATTCTTTACGGCAGTAGCAACACTCTTAACAGCCCCATCAAATTCTGCACTGTATTCCTTGAATACTCCCTTTGCTTTATCTGCTGTCTCTGATACAACAGATTCCAGTTCAGCAATGCCCTCTGCTATGGGAAACTTAGGCATATTAGGTAGTAATTCAATGGCACCATCTACACCCTTTTGTAGATTGGGTATCAAGGCACATGGGTCTATACTACCGCCCTCTAATAATTCAAGGAGTTTATCCAAATCGACGCCAGCTTTATCTAGTCCATCGCCCCACTCATTTATAAATGCTTTCTTTGCCTTTGCTATTTCTTTATTAATAGCATCTTTAGCATCCTGTGGTAAATTTCCTGCTGAAAGCTGTGCGGCATATCCAGTTAATTTAGATACAAGTGCCATAAGTTCAACGGACATTGGTATCTTGGGTAACTCTGGTAACTCAGGTAATTCTGCCATCCATAATCTAATTTGAGCCTCGGCATCTGCTTTCATTTTCTCTGCAGCAGCTTTAGCATCACTAATAGAGGAATTGACCATTCCCAATGCGGCCTCTTTGGCCTTTTTCAATTCATCTTGTAACCCACCAAGGAGTGCGTCTACATCTATTCCACAAATCATACTACTTATTCCTTATTTAAATGAATAGCACCATCATCACCAGAAGTAATTTCAATATTCTCGGTTGCTGTTTTAATAGTCATTATTTCCCCAGATTCTACTTGAAGTTTAGTTCCTGCCTTTATTGATGAATCTAGCGCAGAGAATATACCGAAATTAGCATGTGTTGTTAGATTGCAATCCTTTGTGATGGTCATCTGGCTATTACCCATTATAGTTTGATCCCAATCACCATTGATAGTGTGTTTATGATTCGCAGATGTGGTGATAGATGAATCTTCACCAATCCTCAATATCTCTCCCTTACTAATATTACCTGTGCGGTTACCTATGATTTCAAAGGCATCATTACCACCACCAGCATCAGTTCCACGGGCACCTATCTTAGTATACCTATTCTTATGCACTTTAGTAGTCATATCTCCTTCAACTTCTAAAACATAATCACCTTTGATAAGTTGTCGAACATTTCCATCTACAGTAAGATCACATGCTCCCATGATGTATACAGACTTAGCACCCATGACTATCTCATAAGAGTCCTTAACAATTTTTATGACCTTATCACCTGTGGGATGTATTTCCTCGAAGGTGCCTGATTTATGGAAGGTCATCAGTCTCTCACCATCAGGAGAGTCATCTATCTCCTGTACATGCCCTGATTCCGATTCATATACATGGTTGAATGGATACTGGGCATAGGTGCCTGATTTAGGTTCAGGCTCGTCCCATGTGGTTCGTTCATCAGGAGGAACTGCTTCTACTGTGCTTATATCTGGTTTAGTTGCCTTGGGTATATCTGTAAATTTAGTTGCAGTTCTTTGTGCAAGGGCAATGTGGTTCTCGGCATTTTTACCACGACCCAATCGATTGTAATCAGGTTCATCCTCCATGAATGGATACACACTAAATGGATCAGTAAACCCTCTTGAACTGTCGGCATCATCACCATGAATCAGAGGCCAAGAAGCAATAGAACCCAGGACAATAGGGTCTTGATAAAAATCATCATTCCATGCCACAACGACCCATGAACCCTCTACTAGAAATGGGGTATGCCCAAGTCCAGATGTGGAAGGACTCGTGGTAGGGAGCATTACAGTAGCCCAGGGAAGGGATTCTGTAGGGATATCGGATTTATCTGGTGTATGTTTCCCCAGGATACGCACACGCACACGACCCATTTCCTTGGGGTCCTGCCTATCTTCTACTACGCCCAATTCAACTTTCATTATTTATTAGCCCCATGACTTATGCCAATAGAATCTCTAATCAATTCTATGGTCATTTTATATTCACCACCACCAAAATTATGTTTAATAGCACTGATCAAATATTTTCCTGAATTAACTTCATCGTGCTCATCAGTTCCCTTTAGACTCGGTATATTTTGTTCTATTAATAAATCAACACAATCTCCAGAATTAATATTAAATATAGGGTCCACAGATATTTCATACTTAAAACTTTCTAATTTGTTTAGGTATGAATGATATGCCATTAAACCATTTGGTTCTATAGTATTCAAATTATTTTTCACATTATCAAAGGCATAATTATTCTGATTGATTAATCTATACTTTGAATTAGAGTGTTCATATATAGGTGTATTGTTAATGGTATAATCTTTTGATATGAACTCATGCCCCAGAACCTTTGCTTGCTCTGTATGATCAAATATAGTATTGACAATAGTTTTATTAGAAATATCGACATTAGTGGTATTGGCAGCAAATGTTCCATTCCTTATCATATCTAATGTATTATATGATAATATCGATTTTAATGAATGTATTTTATGACGATGTTCATGCATATTTATTAATGCACTACCAGAATCTATATCCACTGATTCAGTAGGTTTCTTGGCAATCGTAACCTTCGATTCCGCTTCCAACATGCTTTTCATACTTATGAGGGTTGGGGTTCCGACTTTATTCAGAGTCTCAAATAAAAATAATGGCGACCACTCCTTGGAATAAGAATATTGTAATAATTTATAAATTGCCTTATATGGTTTCATGTAAGGAAACACTATATTAATAGCATTAATCGAATCATCTATAATTTCTATTTCTTCATGTAAATAATCCTTATGAATCCAAGATATAATATTAGAAATACTAGTGGAGTATGATTTAGAGAAAGTAACAGAAGAATCAATCATTTCTTTATTTGATATTAAATCAAATTTTATAGAAACTACATTTTTTTTTATTTCACGTATATCTGATATATTGACTACATTAAAGAATAATACATTATCCTTTTCATCTTTTGTGAATTGTATTTCTATTGTTTCTTGGCCCATCAATGGTGCTTTATGAATCAATCCTGAATCATCCATAATAACCATATCACCATAAATTAAATATGATTGTATAGATTCATATATATCGAATGATGTTACATTAGGCGATATATTATACGTATTCCCATTAACAGAAGTTATTATTGCTCTAAAATTAGAGTAACTGTTCATTCCTACATCGGCTTTCATTATGCTATTTGTTTAACCAATTCTTTATTGAATTCTTTATTGACATCAAATACTAATGATGGTTTTATTACTCGTATATTAGACCGTGCTAAATTAGTTTCTATTTCAAAATCATAATTAGTAACAGGAGTTTTGCCTGTATCGCCATCATTATACATTACTATATCATTTGTAGAATTTGATATGTAATGATGAGGTGCTATGGCAGCATCATTAATGGATAATGGTGTGATTGATTGTGTCGCATTTACTATAATATCATTGGTCGTAAATGTATCTCCTTTAATATGTATCCACAATGAAGTTGGATATACACCTATTACAGTACCAGTCTTTGTTCCTGTGGATTGATCAGTGATAGAATCATTAATATTTAATTTGTGAATATCTGCTTCAGAAACTTTTACACCTTGCCCTGGATATAATTTCTTAGTATAATCATACATAGAAGATTCTTTTTTGGGCCAATGTGTATAATAATCTTTTAAATCCGAATTAATTAGAAAAAATGTCCAATAGTATTCTTCGGTCCCATATAATTCGTATGAAACATTGTCTGGACGATACCCATCAGGTATAGTATAAAAGGAATAAAAGTCCATGGAATCCCCACCAGCAACATTGATATCTACATAACTAACTATATTAGTCATAAGATAATTAATATTATTAATATTATAATTTATTTGAGGAAATTTAGAAAAATATGACATATCTTTAATACCCTTCTTTTATGTGGTGTTGATATATCGGCATCAATTCCTTTAGACTCAGCGACATTTGAATTTCTGTGGGGGCATTAGAACTAGTAAAAAAGACATTAGAATTTTTATTATATGTTACTGAACAATTAGTCACCGCAACTTCTGGCATATTCGGAAGGTCGGCATTCTTAAATCGGATTTCAAAAACATCAGGAAAAGATAAAGTATACCCACCATCATCCTTAGAAGGATACATAGCAGTTCTAAATGTTTTAATTATTTCTTTTACTACATCAGACTCCTGCTTAGACTGTGGTGTGAACAACCAATTAAGTTGCCATTCCCTGAGTCCCACACTTTTAAATGTAATGAATGGATTTTCTCTTAAAACTGACTGAGTTTCTTTTGTTAATTCGTCTAATCCACCACCTATCACATTACCAGCCATTCCTCCAGCCACAGTGGCTAACCCAGTATTGCCTCCCAGCATACTACCAAGTGTTGCTCCAAGCGCCACTGCTGCAGTTTTTGCTCCTGATGAACCAATAGCCCCTTTCAGAATATCTTTTATACCCTCTGAGCCAGGAAATTTACCATTCATCATCATAGATCCGCCGATACCCGATGCCCTATCTTCATAAGTCATTTGGTCAGTATGCGAAAATCCTGGGACCATATATAGTGCGATATGCTCTTCAACTGACGCTTTGAGTGATGCTTTCTGGGTAGAAGCACTTACGTCAGATAATATCTCAGTCAACTTCTTACCCGCCACAGCACTCACCTTCCCCACTGCCCCGGTTAAAGCGCCTTTTGCTCTGGCAATCATTTGCGGCGGTTCTTTTCCATACTTGGCTCTAACTACATTAAACAAAATAACAGGTGTATCAGACTCACCTACATTTAATGGAAATCTAAGAATTTTACTGGGCATATTTTATAAACCTTATAAATATAAATATTAGTTCTATTATTTATATATTTATAGTCAGAAAAGAGGATAAAATAGTAATGTTACCAGCTAATATAGATACATTAAAATCAACCATCAACAGTAGAGGTGGTGTAGCTAGGTCAAATAGATTTGCTATCTACATGTCATCTCCAGTGGGTCAAAATATATTTAATAGTACCTCTGGAGTTCTAGGAAATGCAGCTCGTAGTCTTTTATCTGGCGGTTCTATATCTCCAAGGTCACTTATAAATGATCCTCGGGATATATATTTACTAGCAGAATCATGTTCTATCCCTGGTAAATCTATACTTACCACAGAAAGAAAAATAGGATCTAAAGCATTTAAAGTTGCTTATGGGATTTCTACTGAAGATGTTTCTTTTACATTCAATTTGACTAATGATTATTACATGTTCAAATATTTTAATGATTGGATAAACATGATTGTTCCTAATAATGATAGCACTGATAATATGAGCCATGTAAATTATAAATCTACATATACAACAGATGTTACTATACAGCAAATGGGATCTACTGATTTTATTCCAGTGTATTCTGTCAAATTATTAAATGCATATCCATTATCTATAAATTCAGTAGATTTGTCTAATGCCTCTGAAGATATATCTAAAGTAACAATATCTATGTCATATGATAATTGGAGAGAAGAAGGAATTGTAGATGGGATATTAGGAGCAATAGGAACAACAATAAACAATATTATCTAAATTAAAGGTGAATTGAGATGCCATTACCAAAACTAACAGTGCCAACATATAAATTAAACATACCTTCTACAAAAGAAGAAATAGAATATAGACCCTACCTTGTAGGTGAAGAAAAACTTTTAATGATAGCAGCCGAATCAGAATCCGAAAGTGTAATGTTGGGGTCTGTTATTGATATTATTACTAGATGTGTGTTTAGTAATATTGATATAAAATTATTAAAAATTTATGATATCGAATACATATTTTCGCAATTGAAAGGCAAGTCGATAGGCGAAAGATCTGATTTGATGATATCATGTAATAAGTGCAAAGGTAATAACCATATAAGTGTTAATATAGGAACCGAAGTTACGGTTGAGAATTTAAAAAAGGATGGTGATAAATGTAATATAAAATTATCTGATGATATTGGAATAGTTTTAAAACATTTAAATATATTAGAGACAATAAAATTTGTTGAAAGTAATGAAAACAATTCTAATACCGAAGAATTATTTTCTAAAATTCTTTTATGTATAGACCATATATATCAGGGTGATACTATATTCGATAAAAATGAACAATCCGAAGAAGAACTTAAAGAATTTCTAGATGGATTGAACCCAGACCAGTTTAAGTTAATAACAGATTTTATTGAAAATATGCCAGAAGTGGTATTGAAAACTTCATTCAAATGTGTGAAGTGTAATAAAACTAATAAAATAAAATTAAAAGGAATCGAAAATTTTTTCTAATAACCCTTTCCCATACAAACTTAGTGAATTATTATGAAACTAATTTTACAATGAATTTACATTACAATTATTCATTAACAGAATTAGAAAATATGATTCCATGGGAAAGGGAAGTGTATATAGCATTATTATTAGAAGATTTAGAAAAACAACAACAACGTATGAAGGGCACTTCCTGATGGACATTAAACTTTTATCTGAACAAATAACAACTAATATTCATGAAACAGGTAATCTATCTTTATCTGTGGTAAAGAATTTCGAGAGTTTAAATAATATATCAACAAAATTCGTTGATAAATTCAAATCTATTACTGATATGAAATTTAATGAAGATAATGGATTAATAAAAGGATTATTAGAAGGTCAAGAGGAAAATAATAAATTAACTGAAACATCACTGAATAAATTTGATAACTTTTTTAATTTTGAAAAGAAAAAGCATAAGGAAAATCGAAGAAGAGCAACAGAGAATAAATTAGAATCTGCCTCCAAATTCGAGCCCATTAATAAAATTGATACTGATTCCGCAAAAAAAGAGAAAGGTGAGTCATTAAAATCTACTTTTGGAAAATATGGGCTAGTGGGATTACTTGGTGCAGCACTATCTGGAATAACCACTACCG